GTAAGCCCCATATCAAGAGCACCCATTGCCTTAAGCGCACCGACCGAACCTCCATAACCAAGTGCCAGTTCAGAGATCTTGCCTTTTTGACGAAGATGGCTGTTTATGCCATGTTTCTCAACTGGCACCTTGAACATTTGACTTGCGGACGCGCAATAAATATCGCCACCTTTAGCAAATACATCCTCTCGCCATTTCTCACCAGCAAGCCAAGCTATTATACGGGCTTCAATTGCTGAAAAGTCTGCTACGATGAACTTGGCACCTTCGTTTGGTATGAAAGCGGTACGGATTAGCTGTGACAATGTATCAGGCACGTCCTCATATAGGAGCTCAACTGCTTCAATATCTCCAATTTTTACAAGAGCACGTGCCTGCTCAAGGTCGGGCAGATGGTTCTGTGGCAAATTCTGAAGTTGAATTATTCTTCCAGCCCATCTACCTGTTCTGTTAGCGCCGTAGAATTGGAACATTCCACGAGCACGGCCATCGGAGCAGACTGCGTTTTTCATGGCTTGATACTTTTTTACCGATGATTTGGCGAGTTGTTGTCGCAGGGACAGAACATCTCGTAATTCTGGTGGAGCAGTTTGTATAAGTTTTAAGACAGTCTTTTTATCAAGGGTTTCTGTTTCCAGACCATTTTTTGAAAGCCATTGTTTCATCTGCTGTACTGAGTTCGGATTATCCAGACCGGTAAGATTTTTAATAGCTTCAGTAAGCTCGGAGCGGGAGTGGCTGTCCATATCAATTGCTTTTTGGACCAACACCATGTCTAGCGCCACGCCTCTGTCGTTGATTTCCTGATCAAGGTGATATTCTTTCCACACATTATCTGGTACAGGAAAATTTGCTAGTTTTGCCTGAACAGACATTTCGACTTCAACGTCTCGGATATTGTATTGCTTGAAGGATAACCATTTGTCTGGTGCGTGATATGGATAATTACGTGTGCGATGCTCATTAGCCTTTGTTGGAGAGCAGGGTTGGCAGAAATATTTAATTAGGTCTTTACCCTCGGTCAGTTTTTGCTTTTCGAGGCCAAGCACACTGCCTACGCCTTCCAGAGAAAGCGGCAGCCCCATTGTTGCAGCCCACACCATAGAGCACTTCCAGGAGGATGGCTTTAGATACTTACCGATGGGATAGTTCAAATATCGAGATAGACAAACACGTTCAAAGTTAGCGTTAAAAGCCCATTTTGTTACATTTTCATCGGTAAGTACATCGATAATTTCTTTCGGTATTGTTTCACCAGAAGCAAGATCAATAACCTGTGCAGGGCCACCATCAACTGAATATCCAAAGAGAAGAATTTCAAAATCCGGGGACTCTACATATTTATAAACACCACACTTCGCTAGGTTAGCGCTTGAATATGTTTCGATATCTATACTGAGTGTTTTCATTAATTATCCATCCTTTCACAATCAAACAGGGTGGCAGATATCTCCACCACCCATAGATGTATAGATTGTTAGGAAAGGAAATCCTCATCAAGATCAGATGCAAAATCATCCTCTGCTCTTGACTTGCCTCCAAGTGGCTCTCCATCACGAATCTTCTGGAGATTGTTTAAACCACATGCGATACCTTTATTTCCGTTGCTGTTGAAAGCATAAAAGTTGATGCTGGCACGACCATATACGCCTGAATAAACATCGGAGCGGGTCAGAATTGGGTTGCAGTCGGCATCCACGATACCTGGAGCGGTTGCGGAATTCGCATTGACAAAATATGAGTTGGCGTACGCAGGATCATCTGGGCGTTCAACATCTCCGTCACGGAGCGGAGTTTTAATAGCGGATAGGGGAGGTACACTGCGGCCATTACCTTTGAGCTTTGCTTCGCCTTCACGGTAGGCAGCCTCAATAGCAGCTTTAATCTTGGCAATTGTCCTTGTATCAGATTTCGGAATGATGAGACTAACTGAAAACTTAGGTGTGCCCCCATTAATTGATTTTGCTTCCCACACATTTGCATAACTCCAGCGAGTGTCGGGACCTGTGATTACCTTCATAGGATTGATATTGGCTTTCTTTGAGTTGTTATTCATAATCTTTTTCCTCCATAAAATCATTTTTGGCAGTATTCATTGCCGGGCGTTTATCACTCTCCGGTACAAGTGTTGGTTTTCCCTGTGGTTTTTCGATGTACGATGCTAGAAGTTCATCAAAACGGGATTTTCCGAGCAGTTTTTGCATTGCTGTGATACCAAGAATCTTCTGTTCATAAGGGTCGAAACCAGCCTTGCTGACTACATTAGCAACTACTACCTCATCTGTATACCTACGGTTTGAACGGCCTTCAACCAGTTTCCAACCAGACCATTCTTTGCCGCTGAGTGCTTGTTGAAGCGCGTATTCCTTGATATCGGAAGCCCATGTTACAAGGTCATCCACGCGGGTGAGAATTTCCTCAATTTCCTCGTCTTCCAAGAGTGGTGGTAACTTAAACTCATACTTGGCTAATTCCAAATTGGCTTCGGCTCTGGCTCGACAGTCATATTTGGCTTTACAGAAGCAGCACCATTCACCACAATGAAAGTTTCCGTTACCGGCAAAGGCGAGATCTGCAGTGGGTTTCAAAACCTCATCTGCCCAGCGATATAAGTCTTCTTTGGAAATAACATAAGTACTGACATTATCTCTGCGCGGTTGGTAGACAATCATTTTGACAGTATTGATATCATAGATGCCATCGAAGATTTCTAAAGCACCTAAAGAGTAGCATTGAAGCTGCGGGTTTTGGTTAGCGTCAATCATGATGCCGCGGCCATGCTTATAATCACATATTGTCATGGTGCCATCTGCGATAATAATGCAATCAGCAGTTCCAAAACCATCTTTTACCCAGCGTGAAAAGTCTACACGTTGTTCAATAAGGATTACTGGATCGGAGCAGATCTGCTTTGCAGCCTCTACATGCTCAAGGACAAAAGTGGCATAACCAGTGGCGCAGTCGTCCATTTCCTCGTTGTACCAGGTAAGATTTTCAGTAGGGTCCTCAGCCTCCATGCCCAGAGCGCGACGGAGTTTGTATTCACAAAGACTGTGGGCGTCAGTGCCTTCTGCTGCATAATCACTGCCTTTATCCTCATAACTCTCACATAACCGTGCAGAAGGTGGGCAACGTAGCCAACGCTCTGCAGACGACGCAGAAAGAAGCGCATGTCCTTTAGTTGCCATCATTCAATCCCTCCACATCTTCAAGTAGAGCCTTATAGTTGGCCGGATCGATTTGAGAGAGCTTGCTGACACCATACTTCTGGAGCAAAGACCGAATCTGAGCAGTGTAGCCATTACGGGACTTTTCCGCCAGAACTGCTCTGACTGCTTCTAGTGTTAGTGTTGGTTCAGCAGGGGTTTTGGTTTGCGGATAAATACCCTGATTACTTAAAAATTCAGTTAGGTAATCCGCTACAATACTAATAGTGGTAGCGCATTTTCGTAGGTCTTCGATGCACATGGATATGTCGCTTGTTTTGCTCATCTGATTTTCCTCCTTCCGTTGATTGACTCTGCATTAAAAGTTTTGTTAGTTTTCTTGCCAGACGCATGGCCATGATGCTGATTGCGGTAAGAACCGCGATGAGTTCTTCATCCACAGCGTGTGGCCGAGCATCTTTTATCTGATGCATTTTTTCACCTCAGTTCTGAAAGCAGGTTTTTATCACTTTCACAATTCGCTGGAGGGAAAAGGCCTATTTGGACGAAGACAAAAAAATAATTTTTAAGAAGATACCTCTGGTCACCGGATGAGGTAACCAGAGGTATTTGAAGCTGCACCCTAAGGCTAGAAAATATCGCCGTATTCATTTTTGAGCTGAGCTTCTGCTTTCTTAAGACGGGAGCGAAATGTGGAACGAGGAATGCCGATGATGTCAGCTATATCTCGGTCAGGAATTCCTGCCAGACGTAGCTCACCGATACGGCGGGCTTCTGGAAGAATCTCATCAAGGCGTTTGAGCAGCTGTTCAAAGATGATTTTGTCTGTTACGATGGACTCGACATCGCTTCCGGGATCAGGATGGATATCCCCCAAAATCTCTTTCTCATACTCCAGAGAGAGCTTGTCCCCTGCATTTTGATATTTGCAGGTGACACAGTCACCTTCACATTTCCACCACCAGTGACCAGGGCAGGAGCACTGGCCGTGAGCACGAGCTCGTTTAAATTGCCTCCAAATAGGGCGGTAGTATTCTAAGTAGACTTGTTTAGTGACCGGGATGCGCTGTTTAGTGTTTGGCAGGTAGATGTAGTACTGTTTGGTTTGGTGTAGTTTTTCATTTTTTTTCATGGCTTGTCCTTTCCGCCTGTGCGCGGTGCAAAGGACAACACAAAAGGCCTGTGTCAAGAAGTACACAGACCCTAAAAATGAGCGCAAAAGGGTAAGGGTACTCCTTATATCGCTTGTAATAACACTGTTATCAGTGCTATTGAGACGATTTGTGTATCCTTTGCCCTTATTGCAAATCAGGCAATGAATTATTTTTTTGAAAGCTGAAGTATGAACGATTTAGCTACGAGACTAATAACTGTTTTGGTGTATTTATGACTTGTTTTGTATGAGAAGATTGATTTTTGTGTAAAAATGTCATATAATACACATTGACTACGTATTCCAATTTGAGCCAAATCAGAAATACCCTGCCTTCGCTTATAGGATAGCAGGGTGAAATGAGACAAAAAACTAGCTATAATGGGACTAATGGGACAAATAATGGGACTCTTTCTTAGGGGGTGTTAGACAATAAAAATATCAACATTTCTCCAAAGAATTTATCCTTGTTGTACCGAAATAAAAAATCAGGGCGTTTTAGTTACACAGTGTTTCACTGCGGCAGGCTGCTCTTACTTTGTGGGCTCATCAACTGATTACCAAAGGAAAATTTTTAATGGAAGTAAATCACTTACGAAAAATATAAAAAGATCAATCTCTAGGCCATTCAAGACACAGGAGTTAGCCGCCTTCATTAAAAGTCG